GAATCCTTTGAACATTGCTTTAAGAAACGACCGATTATAGTTATCCATACTATCGAAGTCTGGCTTCGCTTCCGCCACCAGTTCTTTTATGAGTGAGGTGATGGCTTGCTTGGCTTCAGGTAAGCCCACTACTTGCCATTCTCCATAAGATGCGTCTGCCGTCTTAGACATTAGCTGATCGAGTATCCCATCTAGTCTTTTGCTATAGTTGGTCATCTTGTTGCCTCCAGTTGCTCCTTACGAAGTTCTGCCCAGCCAGCTACAGCCTTAGCAGACTTTAGATTTACAGTGGACTGGTGTATTACTTCGTTTAGTAGCTTTAGCTTTTCGTTGCGGATGAGTGCTTCTAGTTCTTTGAGGGCTTGGTCTACAGAGAGAGCAACTACAAATTGGTTGTCTATATCAGCATACTTCTCTTGCTGGCACCTGTCGTTGAATCCTTTATTACGCACACGCTCTAACACCTGTCTAACTGTTTTTGTCATAGTTCTGCCTCCAGTGCTTTTAATAGGTCAATCTTACTCATTCTCCTACCTCCTTCTTCTTTAGTAAATATCCCCTCAACACATTTTGCTCGTAAAACGGCTCTAGGGTGTAGTCTGATAGGTTGATGTCTGGTTGCACCTCCTGAGCTGTTAGCTCGAAGTCACCGCCGTATTGGTCTGGTGTGAGTTGTTTAATTTCGTCGGGTGTCATCTTTCACCTTTCTCCATTCTGCGTCTTTTAGCTTCTTACCTGTTTGATACACGAAGTGTATGACGAATAAGCTCATAATCGCGCTTACGAGGGCTTGTGCTGACGATTCGTATACTAGGCCGAGTATTCCGCCGAGTATGCCTACCACTCCTACGAGTGCTGTGATGATTTGTGATGCTTTGTACATTACTTTTGCTCCTCTATGAAGTTTAGTATTTTATCGTCTTTCTGGTCTGCCTTCTCGTTCTTAGTCTGAACTCGGTATAGCTTGTCATAGCCCTGCCAGATGAGTTCTACGCTGTCGATGAACTTCTTGAACTCGGCTTTGTCGAGACTGGTGATATACTCAATCGCCAGCTTCTGCTTGTCTTCGCTAGTTGGTTGGGCTTGCTTACGCTTAAACATTACTTACCTCCTATCTGCTTCTCGCCCCACTTGTGGTCGAGGTTTTCTTTTAATGTTACGAATGTGTAGATAGTTTTCTTGTCCTTTTCTGGCGACAGTTCATAGCTTGCTAGCTTACTGCTCTTGAATACTGCTAGGCGTATCAGCGTATCGTCTCGCATACCAGACGCTAGCGCCAGTTGGTCGGTAGTAATGTCGCTCTCACGGCTGTTAGCGTCTGCGACATACAGTTCGACTTCTTCGATGAAACTCTGCATGCCGTCTGTGATGGCTAGTGTCTCGAGATCGATATCAGCGTCCAGCTTGAAGTTAGACTTCTTGCGGTTGTACACAATCTTGCCGTCAGCCTGTGCCTGCGTCAGTATGTTATGGAGTTGTAGTGGCGGTGTGCCCACGATCTCCTGTAATGCTCCGACACTGTTAGTCTGCATAATGTGTGATAGTATCGCTAGTTCGTTAAATGTGCGTTGTCGGTTGTCCATTGTTACCCCCATATCTTTTCGTCAGTTGGTTTATATTCTACTTGTGGCGTATTCGTGAAGTCATACAGCCGCTCGGTATCGAACTCGCTTACGATATTGTCCAAGTCGCTGAGACTATCACGAATACACTGGATTGTGTCGGTGTCAGGCTCTACTCGTATCACCTTGAACTTGCTGGTGTTGAGGTTGCCTGCTACATAGTCGCCCCACTTGCGACCAGTCGCTAGTAGTTGCCCTTGTATCTGTAAGTAGTGGTCTGTCGGCACTCCATTCTGTAGCACGTCAGCAAAACTGTTGTCGCCGAGTATCTTGCACTCTAGCAGACCGTCATCACCGACTAGCCTATCGGGGCTTGCTCCGAACTTGTCGCTGTAAAAGAACCCACACTTTTCTACTGGTACGCCTATAGCTGAGCTGTAGGCGTCTGCTAAGCTCCCCTCGAAGCCGATACCGTCCTGCATCGCTTTAGTAACGAACTTCTGGAACGATACCTTGAACTGCTTCTCGTAGGCTATCTCAACCTCGTAGTCGGTGCGACGCTTGAGTGGCTTGCCGTTCTTGCCCACTGCCAGCCAGTCACCTAGCCTGCTGGCTGTAACCTTGGCGTGTCGGCTCTGAACCCACTCTGGCGAACCTTGTGGTGCGTCTGAGTAGGTGAACCCCTCGGCAGCCTTAGGCTGTTTAATAGTGAAGTTTACCATATATCATCTCCTGTCTCCTTAATTTTATCTTGCTTCCAGCTCTCGTAATCTCTTAATAGTTTGTCGTGGTCTATCCTCCCATCGTTTTTATAGTGCTTCTTGGCGTATACCCTAGCCAGCCCGTCGATGAAGTAGAAGAACTCATCGTCCTCCGCCTCTTTCTCCCACACCAGAGCCCTAACTCTGCTGAACTCCAGTGCGGGGTGTGATGTCATCTTCCCAGTGCTAGGAGAACGGTATCTCGTCATCGTTTAGCTCCACTTTAGTAGACCCTGGCAATATATCCTCGACGGTAAGCTTCTTGGGCTTGGGCTCATAGCCGTAAATATTGCGGTCGTAGCTATTCTTAGTTTCGCCCTGAGCGTTGGTGTAGGTGCGGTCTGACTGGTAAACAGTGAACCACGCCTCGTAATCATCAAGCTTGCCCAGTAGTTTAATCATCTTATCGTCATCGAAGTCGCCTATAAAGAACTGTCGGATTTTCTCCTTCTGGACTTCGCCCTTGGCGTTGTGAACTGCGATAGCTTGTAAGGTACGCATAGTGAACTTGAACGCCTTCTCGCTGTGCAGCCACATACGAACCTCAGCTGTTTCGCCATCGTTGCCCTCTACACCGATGTCGACATACTCACGCCCATCGTCCATCTTGTCCATATACGCACCTGCGATTTTGACCTTGTGGACACCTTCTTCGAAGTATTTGCCCTGCTCTGTGTAGTCGTTGTCTGTCATCTTAAAATTAACCATTACTTTCCTCCTTTACTTGATTTAGTGTCGCCATAGAAGCCTCGTATCGATGCGTCTACAGCCTTCAGGTCGTTCGGTATCATATCACCAGCGAACATATCGATAGGTCCTTTCACGCCCTTGCCGTTGGCTTTAGTACGGAACACGAACTCCTCGGTGTCATCGTCATAGTCGGCTTGTAGCACGATGTTGGTGATGCCGTTCGGGTTGTATTTCTCACTAACCATCTTCCCCGTTGTCTTGAATGTTAGTGTGCCGTCCTCGCTATCCTCAGTGTGAGCCATAACGTAGAACGTCTGATCGCTATCCTTACTCCTCATAGCCTCGAATACGCTGACCATACCTTGAGCGTTACGCAGGAACTTACCGTAGCCTGCTTCACCAGCTGTTTTGAACTCGAACAGGCTCATTAAATAATGTGCGTCATCCAGCACCACCATCGGCGTCTTGGACGCTTCTACGGCACGTATCACGTCCTCGTAGCTGTTCGGTCGGAACTGCTTGATGTCAGTCTTAAACGGTAGCTCCTTACCTAGCACCGATATCACTGATACTTCTTCACTGGTCAGGTTTCTTAGGCTTGTTGATTTGCCAGTACCTGATTTGCCTAGAATAAACACTAGCCTCGCCATACTATTTGCCCTCCTTAAACTTTTTTACACCGTCAGCGATAATCTCGTTGAGGATAGAACTGCGTGATCGCTTAGTCTCTACTACGATACCGTTGATGGTCTGGTGTAAGCTCTCTGGTAGTGAGAACGATATGTTTGTTGCCCTTGTGCCGTTAGGCGAGCGAGGGACACGACGGACGGTTATCTTTTCAGAAACCGAAACACTGCCGTCTACTTTAATATTCTTCTTTGTCATAGTTACATTATACTCCTTTGCCTTATTAAAGTCAATACTTTTATCAATTACCTGTGGACAACTCATTGTACCACTGGTTGATTAGTGCTTGGTTGAAATCTCTCCTTTCTTTTAGTGAACTCCATATCTTCTTATCAGGTGAACCCTGAACTGAGATGTGGTAATACAATACAGTTTTGGTCTGGCCATTACGTCGGGTGCGACCCTTGCTCTGCTCGTAGTTAGCGTAGCTGGTGCTTGGGCTGAAATACACGTTGACACTGGCGTAGACCAGCTCTATCGCGGCGCTGGCTGACTGATACTGCGCGAGTGTTACTGAGTTTTTAACGTTCGACCACTCTGCTCGGTCTGGCAGGTTACTGGCGTGTCCTGACTGCTCGTAGACTGTTCGGTCTGGGTAGTTCTTCGCAAGCAGGTCGAGTATCGCCTGTCGCTCGCTGTTGAAGTTATACCAGACTACCACGTTCTCATCTGTCCCCTCTAGCACGTTGTGTAGTGCCTGCATACGCTCGCTGGCCTGTAGCTGGCGTAAGTGTGCGAACAGTGAGCTTGGAGTGTCCAGCAGGTCGCCCGACGCCGTTACACGATCTTTGATAGCCTGTTTCATCGCTCGGATCGTCGCAGGTTTCATCGCAGGCTCGACCGGCAAGTTTTGGCTGGGTAGTAGTGGTCGCACTAGCGGTTTACTGACTGTGCTCCACCACTCGTTGAGCGTGTCCTGCTCTCGATAGCCTAGTATCAGAGGGAAGCCCCTGCTCCTGTCCTCTATCACGAAGCGTCGCCAGAAGTCGGTTTTGTTGCGTGATAGCCCTGTAAGTATGGCGTAGGTGGCTGCTGACCGCCAAGAGTTGGGCGTTGGAGTCCCTGATAGGAGCATCCACTGTCCAGCACCTCTAGCGATACGCAAGAACGCCTTGCTCCGCTTGGTAGTCGGCTGGGCCAGCATGTGTCCCTCATCAGCTATGATAGTGAGTGCCGGGTCGTTCTCATAGTCGGCGTAGTGCTTGGCCATACCCTCGTAGCTCATAACAGCGAAGTCGGGTGTGTAGTCTAAGAAGCGTGCGATCTCTCGCTCCCAGTCGCCACTATCTCGCTTACTCGCAGGGCAGACTATCAGTAGCCGCCCGTTGGGGTTGTGCGTGTTGTAGTGCGTGATGGCCATAGCTGACTTGCCAGATCCAAGGTCCGCCGTCATAACTAGGTTGCGTGGTGTGTTGTGAAGGTACTCTTGCTGCCAGTCGTATAGTGATAGGATCACTGCTCGACCTTCTCTAGGCTCTTCTCGCCCTCGTTAGTTAGTTCTAGGTAATATTGTCCGATTTTACTCATCTCTAGCTCCATTCTATCGTTTTAATTACTGTGAATTGTCGCTCCTCGCCGTCCCACCCGTCGTCGCTGATGTCGTCCACTATATTGCCTAGTCGCAGGCAGGTATCGCAGACCACCCAGGGCTCGCCGTGCTCTTCGGTGTAGTTGTCGTGGTCGCACTGGTCAACATAGCCGTCTTGCGTGACTGCTCGGGTTGTGCCGTCTGGTCGCTTGATGTTGACGGATATGCCTTCGGTGAAAGTCTCTTGGGTTATTGGTATTTCCATAGCTTCTCCCCTTCTTTTATTAGTTCGTCTATCGTCTGCCGGTAGCCGTCTATCTCGTCCATCAGGTTTTGGCGGTCCTCTCGGTCCTCCGACCCCGTGGACAGCTCGCCTAATTGCTCGGTGAGTTGCTCCACCTGTTGGCGGTTATAGTCCAGCTCGATGGTGTTGTCGATTATCTCGCGCAGGTGCTCGACTTCGTCCTCGTCCAGTATCGCAGTGAGTCGGATGGCGTCGTCGGGGTTGCGGGGATTATACCCCGCAGACTCGATTATTTCTTGGATGGATGTGCTCATTTCGTTTCTCCTATCGTTTGAGCGGCATAAGTACCGCTGCTTTGGTTTCTTTGGTCTCGTGGTCTTCGCTGTCGATATACAGCTTCGGGGTCACTTGGTTCATCTCGATGGCCAGATCCACGGCCGGCTGGTCTTTGAACTGTTTGAGCAGGTCGATGAGCATCTCCGGGTTGACTCGTGTGATCGTGAGCTTCTCTGCTCCAGTTGGCTTCGCCATGATGTCGTCGATGGCGTGCGGATAATTGTCATAGTCAATCTTGTCGGTCGGGTACTTGATCTGGTTGAGGGTCTCCAGGTCGGAGGTGCTCGCCACTCCATCACCTATGAGCACATTGTCCAGTATTGGCAGAGTTTTATGCGGCTTCGGCAGCGCCTTCGCTATCTTCGCGACGATATTGCGATGGATTAGTTGAGTGTCAGCGCTCGGCAGGTTGTCGCCGTTCGCGTCTGTTATAAACTCGGCAGGGTCGCCATTGTATGCTGTTACTTTAATGGCTGCATAGCTGTCGGTCGCCGTCGCCTCGGTCCGTCCGTCGTCGAGTTGACGCAGTCGCAGGCTCTCAAGGTTCGGTCGGGTGTGGTCGGTTGATGCGATCGTGATCGCGTTGAGTTGTGATCTGTTGATTAGCATAGTGTTACGTCTCCTCCGTCTCTACTCTAATATCCCCCACCTCGTACCGTCCGTCGGCGTCCGCCCACCCTGTGAGCTGTCGCAGTGTCTCGGTTAATTGCTCGATTGTGTCGGCCTCCTCTGCGTAGTTGTCGCCGTTTTGGTATGTGCCGGTTATAATGTAGCGCATGTCAATATCTCCTTCGTTAGCTTGTCCCAGCAGGTCGCACATGTCGCCTGGTGGATCGGGTTGTTAGTGTGCTTTGGGGTGCGGACTGTTACGCGTCGCCCCTTAGTTGTTCGGTGCTGAACTGTGATTTTCATTCTATTGCTCTCCTAGCCTGTAGTCTATTACTTGATAGTGGTCTGCTACGCTATAGCCTCGCTTGTCGTCGCCGTGTAGCAGCTCGGCCGTTATATAGCCTCCGTTGTCGAAGGTGCTTGTCTGTTGCCAGTACTCGCGCCCCTCGACGTCCTTGTGCGTGTAGAGTTCGTTTTGGCTTCTTGTGCGGTGCTTCTCGCAGAATCTCGCAAGCTCTGTTTGTGTGTCGCGGGCTAGATGCCATTTAATTGTTGATGCTTTCATCTTGTCTACTCCTTTATAAATTGCTTAAATAATTGGTTAGTGTATGCGGTCCAGGCCTTCAGCCCTTGCGTCTTGTAAATGTTGTGCGCCGTCTCGATGTTGCGCTCTGGTTGCCGCAACTCGTCGCAGCTCGGCCGTCCTGGTAGTGTGCGAACCTGCATGAGTCCGCAGCTCGGCGCGTGTAGCCCGTTTATGGGGTAGTCGTCGCCTATGGCTTGCGAATCACAGCCGCTCTCGGCCTGCATTATCGCTAGCATGATCTCGGCCGGCCAGTCGTGGCTCTCTATCAGTGGCCTGTACTTGTCGCATGGCCCGCTATAGCTCGGCTTCGTGACTATCACGGGTGCGGGCTCGGCCGTCGGCTCTGGTGGCTCGCTCGGCCGGCTCGCTTGCGGGGTTATTTTAACCTCTGGTAGTCTGCTACAGCTTCGGCTCGTATACCGTCGGTGTAGCTCTGGTACAGTGTCGGTGTTAGCACGCCCGCCAGGTATAGCCCCGCTAGTAGTGCCGTTATGGCTGCGATTTTAAGGTGGTGCCCAATCCTCGCACGCTTTAGGTTAGCGCGGATCTTGGCTAGTTTGGTTTGTTTGGTTTGTTTGTTTGTTTTTGGTGTTGTCATAGTGTTGTTGCTCCTTCTGCCCTTGCGGGCCGTTATGCTGTTCTCGTAAAGTGGTCGACTGTCGCGCCTTATATAATTGTTGCGCCGTTTACTTCTTTACTGTCTTAAGTATAGCAAAGATGGTTAAGAAAGTCAATAGTTTTATTGAATAAAGTTCATGAAATAGCAGGAAATCGATGAAATAGTATATGACGGCCCAGGCGCGAACTTGTCAGAAGGTGTTAATATGGTCAAATATTTTACTGGTTATGACACTATTTGATAGTCATGTTAAAAAATAGCTATATAATTGAACAGCTATTTGTCAAATCTACCTCTGTCGCACAATTCACAGATACAAAACAGCAATATATATAGATATGTATAGTCCTTATTTATATATATACAGAAGTTGCATCTGTTATGTGTGAGGGATTCCCACTTTTCATATACTTGACAGTCTGTCAATAGCCATAATAGCCCCATAATATCCCACCAGACCACCCCATCGAACGGCACACAATCAATCGATAAGCACGAATAACAGATAGGGGGGCGGTGAAGTTGAAGGTGGAGGAAGTATATATTACTTCAATCGATAAATCCCAAACAAAAAAATCCATATCTTGACAATCCCTATAATACCTGTCATAAAACCCACTTGACAAGTCAAAATCACCCCAAAAATCACCCTCCCACGCAACCACGATTTACCTCTGTTACACAAGTTTGCACAGATTTGTGCGCTACATTGTATAGTATAGTTTTCAAAATCGCCCAAAAAAGTTCACAAAATATGTTTTTTGCAAAACCCCCTCACTCAGCCCCCGAACTCCGCTCCGCCTACTTGTTGCGTTACTTGGAGAGCCGACCCTAGCGTGTGGTATACTAGAACCACAAGCGTAACAACAGTTGAGGGGACGAGATGGCACTGATAACCAGCACAATAACTTACTACAGGAGCACTTACTACGAGATAGAGGTGGTGGTCACGCCACCAGGGGGGCTGACGGCGACGACGGCGCTGTTCACGGTAAAGAGCGAGAAGTATGACGACGACAGTAACGACAGTACGGCGGTAATAAGTAAGACTGTCAGCCTGAGTGACAATAAGGGGACTATCGTGATAGAGGAGAGTGACATAGCCGACAGTGTTGCCCCTGGTACGTTGTACTACAGCGTACATACCGTGCTGAGTGACGGGAACGTGTACCCGTTTGCGAGCGGTAAGTTTGTGCTGAAGGCGACAACAACTAACAGGGAGAGCTAGAGCATGGCTGGCACGACTATAACAGGGACGATATCGACAGGTCTCACGTTACACGGCACGCTCGGTGCGTCACAGGACACCCCGACTGGTACGGTTGTCACTGGCAGTAGTATCGACGGGCAGATGGTGGGTGGTCCGAAAGGTGAGGCTGCGACGGTAACTGTCGGTACTGTCACTACAGGTGCTCCGTCATCGGTAACTAACTCAGGCTCTAGCTCGGCTGCCGTACTGGACTTTGTGCTGGAGCAGGGTGCGACTGGTGATACTGGACCAGCGAACACGCTGGCTATCGGTACGGTCACTAGTGGTCCGACAGCTGACGCCACCATAACTGGCACAGCCCCGAACCAGACGCTGAGTCTGACGCTGCCGAAAGGTGATACTGGTGATACCGGTGCTACAGGTGCGACTGGACCGAAGGGCGATACAGGCTCGCAAGGTCCACAAGGTAATGTCGGTGCGACTGGACCTCAGGGCATACAGGGCCCAATTGGTGCGACAGGGGCGACAGGACCTCAAGGCGACACCGGACCACAAGGCGTCGTAGATTATAATAAAGTTATAGCTATGGCAGTAGCACTATAGGAGGCGTATGAAGAAGCTAATAATAAACTATACATTCACACCAGCTGACGGCACAGTGAGGTTCAACGAGCTTGCGAGCATAAACCACTCAGGGCTATTGCTGATAACAAACGTCGCTACAGGTGAGATTATCTACAACTTCGCAGACCCTGCCTCTGGTGGTACTGTCGCAGGCAATGTCGTAACCCTCGAAAAAGACACCACTGCTATGAGTGATACGGACGCTCTACAGATATTCTACGATGACGGCTCGGCAGTTCAGGACACGGATATGCTAGTAGCGTTGCGACTAATACTCCACGCTATCCAGAGACCAGTCAATATCGACACGACGCAGAACCGTACAAGACAGACTACAACTATAGAGAGTGGTACAGTATCGACTGTGACTAACCTGACTAACATCGGCACAATACAGGCTGATGCGTATTATAGGAATATGTCGCAGAATACATGGGCAAATATAACTAGACGAACAATATCATAAGGAGGCAATATGGCTAATAATTTTAAACGTGGAATAGACAGACAATCTTGGATACAGGTATCACCATCACCTAACGCTCACGCATCTGGGCAGGGTATGGCAGTGGACCTTCGCAGTGATATATCACGCAATCCGTTCATCTACCAGCTAGTATCGGCTACCGTACTCAACCGTTACAACGTCATCACGAAGAGCTGGAATCTCGTAGGCTCACCAGCTCTAATCGGTACATACGGCACTGGTGCTGGGGCAGTCTTCGCACCATCGCTAGGTATAACAGGCTCTATCGGCTCAGGCTCTAGCACTACATCGGTGGTTACTACTACCACTCTAGGCTCACCAGTCGCACCGAATATGCTAGCCAACCGTGGAGGCTCAGGTGAGTATGGCTTCAAGGTGCGTATCGTAAGCCCATCACAAGGTAAGACAGAGGAACGCTGGATAGTAGCCAACTCAGGTGGTGCTACACCTACGCTTGTACTCGACACCCCTCTAAGCTTTACACCAGCCTCTGGTGATAGCTACGAGATGATGGCAGGGCGTCTGTTTATGATGGGTGCTGGTACTCTGGGTGCTGGTTCTTGGAAATCTTGGGAGCTGTCGACAAACTACCTAGAGACTAAATCTCAGGTGAACTTGCCAGCGACAATCTCGACAGACTTCTCAGGTATAGCACTAGACGAGCAGTACACCCCGTATAATCGTGAGCCAGGTGAGGGCTTTGTAGTCGGTGCTACAGTCGTAGACGGCAAGAAGTGTCTACAGGCTACAGCAGCAGCAGCTAGCACTATAACAGGACAGGCTTCAGCAGGAGACGCTGACGTACTAGCCAATGAATATCGCAACTTCCAGATACGTATCGTAGAGGATACCACCAACAAGACGGCAGTCGGACAGCGACGTGTTATAGCTAGCCATACAGCTGGTGCTAGCCCTGTTTACACGCTCGGCTCAGCTTGGACTGTAACCCCTAGCTCAAGTGCTAAGTTCGTCATCGAGTATCCGAACCTAATCATCGTGCGTATCTCTGCTGGACAAACACAGTATGTCTACAACTACGGCACAGGCTCGGTAACTAACGGTACGAATACCATCGCAGCCAATGCTTGGCACACTACCTATTTCGCCCCAGCCCCAGCAACACACGGAGCAGGTGTGATGACATTCCCGTCTTTTGGTATAGAGGTAGACCCTAGCAAATATGCTAGACATTCATACAATTACTGCTTCAGAGGTGGTAACACCACCCTAGACTTGTTCGACATCGCAGGTGGTACAACAGGGGCATGGACAGCTGACATCGTATATGACGGTAAAGGCATGGTATCACCTTGGACAGGTTCGACTGCTAAGTACGCACCAACTGGTAACGAGGGACGCTTCGGGTACATGAACGCCTACGCAGCTAACGCCATTAACCAGATATATCGCTTTGACGTTAAAAACAGGGTTCTAATGCCGTTCACATCTACAGACTGGGTACAGACCGGTACAGCCTCAGTCGGCGACAGGCTAGCGACTATCGCAATCCTAGACGGTAGCGACAAGTACACTATGGTATTCCTAATGAGCCACAACTCGGCACTCTCACAAGAGATAATCGTACAGACGTAACCCTAGTCTAGCGTCCAACTTATGCTAAAAATGCTACATGTAGCGTAGATAACTTGATGTCATATATGCTAGTATTAGGGTATGGCAAATAAACGCTGACTTTGCCTGCCTCAGCAAGCGTCGGTGCGATTATTGAGGTGTTTGGGCTATCTAGTGGTGGTTTCCGTATAACAGCCCCATCTGGAGACAATATCCTCTACCCTGACGGTACTGACAGTGGCTCAGCGGGTTATATTGAGGCTACGCAGTACACCACCGTAACGCTACGCTGTATAGTTGCCAGCACTACTTGGGTGGTCACTAAGGCGACTAAACTAATCACCAATAATAACGCTAAAACAATGCCACAACCCCCGTCCTGGTAGAACTTTTCCACAGGCTACCACAATTTTGTCCATAAGCACTATTGTATATATGCTGTATATTTGGTAGACTACTTATATGAGCAATAAACCAGCCCCACATAAACAGCAGGACTACATTAGCTTCGTGCAAAAGTGGTTCACAGATGTCTACAACAACGATGCCCACCGTCCGAACCACGTTATCGGGCAGAAAGAGCTGTACCAGAACTACTACGAGTATTGTGTGCCATTAGAACGCGCCCAGTATCGGCTAGAATACGACAGGTTCGCTAGGACGCTACTCACCAGTAAGATTATAGACATTGGCGGTAGGTGGCAGTATCGAGAGGACACGCCAGAACCGACTAGAAGTCAGATAGAACGAGCACCGACATGGTAAGCGTGTGCTAAAATAATAAAATGATACACTACTAAGGGTAAAGGGGTAGACAGGGTATGAGTAGTAAGGTAGAGGTTGAGCGTAAAGCTCGCATAGAGACACTGTTAAAGCACGATGACTACAAGTTCATCGGTTTCAACGGTGCGACTATGATACGGCACAAAGGACCGTATGAGCGTCTGACACAAGAGAAGATGGTACAGATTATGTGGCAGGAGTTCCCTGGTGCAGCCCTGTCTAACATTAACGAGGCTCAGTCGCTAGTATCTGCCCTCGCCCCTGACCGTACTAGGGAGCTCGATGGCTACATCGCCTGTGGTGCGAGTTCATCTGACCCTAAGATATGGGATATGCGTAAGGCTGAATGGACTGACGACGTATTTGACTATGTGTACCAGACCGACATTGTGCCGAACGATAACACTGCCCCTGCCTTAAAGTGGCTGGTTGAAGTAGCTGACGGCGATGAGAACCTCGCTCAGGACTACTTGCAGGCTCTAGCCCCACTTATGCTACATAATAAGCCTGCTGGCGTTATATGGTTCGTCGGCAACGGTGCGAACGGCAAGAGTACTATGCTGAAAATCATCCACAAAATGTTCGGTCGCTATCTGGTAAGTCTGACTACTTCCGCCGTAGAGGACGGTCGTGACACCCCACAACTCAACGGTATGCTCGGTAATGTCTGCCTAGAAGCGTCTGAGGCACGAGTAGAGGACAGCGAACGCTATAAGGCTGTCGGCACACACGAGTCGTTTCAAGTCCACAAGTTCCACTCGCAGGAGATGACCACAGTCAACCCTACCTGCCACACTATCTACAATTCAAACACTATACCGACCTTCCGAGACAAGACTAAGGGCTCACGCAGGCGTACACTGGTTATACCGTTCAACGCTACATTCCAAGACGACCCAACATACGATGAGCGTCTGATGACGTCAGAGTTCCTCGGTGGGTTTTTAACTCTGCTCACTGAGACAGCTAAAGCTATGCACGAGCGTGGCACTAAGTACGAGTGGTCTGACGCTACCCAGCTCGCCAAGCAGGACTATGACGAGTCAGTTAACAGTGCTGAGGCGTTTATGGGTCATCTGCATGAGGTCAACGCCATAGGGTTCACCAACTACCGTATGCTGACTATGCTGTATGAGAACTACTGCTCTGCCAACGGCTTAGAGGCACTGCGTGTCGGCTCACTCAAACGCTCCCTCATGCAGGAGTTCCCAGTAACTAGACGACAACTGTTGCTGGAAGACGGTCGTAGAGAGTGGCGTTATGTCTGGACTGACAACTTCGAGGGCGTGGACTGGTGGGATAATGGTTTAGGGACTAGAGGCAAGGTAGAAGTTAAGATGGTGCAGGCTGCACTGGAGGACTGGTGATGGCTAAACCACTCTCCGAATACTTCGCTGATATCGTTGACCTGACTTGGCGTGATTACATCACTCAGGAGCGTTCACCTGATGTTACCTCTCGGCAGGCACTACTGTTCGCTATTGTCCGTGCCTGTGTTGAGGGTAAGTTATCTGCCATACAGACTAGCCTAGATAGGCTAGATGGTCCAGTGGCACGCAACATCAAGACGATACTCCCTAAGTTCTACACAGTATACCCCTATGCTAAAACAGTCGCAGTTGCGAGTTCTGTTGATGACGGCATGCCCACCCTTCCGTCATCAACCGAGCCCGAAACACAGGTCGCTCCACTGCCTGGTAACGGGCTCAGACAAGAGCCTGAGACCTTACCAGAGCTCCCAGCAGGCAAGTTACGCCCAGTACTGGATAAGATGATGGACTCACCTCAGAACGTCCCACAGAGCATCTTAGAAGCTGTTAAGGCTTGCGACAAGTACGACTACTCACTCGGCAACCCGACTGTGAAGTCAGCGATGGTGGCAGGTCTGGTGAAACTCGCTCATAACGGCAAGATGTCGGCAATAGACGAGATATTGAACCAACTGGACGGCAAGGTGGCAGAGGTCTACCACCTGCTCGGCGATGACGTGGTAACCACTAGTTACGCCATAGAAGCCCCAGCAGGGGCTGTCAAGGGCGAGGACGGCGTGTATCGTCTGGAGAACAAGGCGATGAGTGCGATATGGATACCACGCCTAGAGAGTGGGGACAAGCGAGGTGGGCGATGATAGACTACGGTTGGTCCAATTCTATACGATGTAGCGACAAGAGAGTTTACAGGTCTAACGCTGAGGCTTTGAGGGCTGACAAACGGCACTTGCGGTCGATAAAGAACAGGAGGGAGAGACTCAAGCCCTATAAGTGTTTGAGTTGCACTTTTTGGCACTTAGGCCATCCCCCGAGAAAGGAGAGACTGTATGGCTCACGAAAAAAGTATACAGACCGACATAATCAACTATCTGACTAGTATCGGTGCAAGCGTCACGAAGTATAACGTTAATGGCTTTGGCCGCACGGGCGAGCCTGACTTATTTGCTAGTGTTATAGTCCCATCACAGAAATACCCAGTAGCCATATATATAGAGGTAAAAGACCCTGACGGTGAGGAGTCCACAATCCAGCGTATCAAGCGTGAGAGACGCACACAGGCTGGTCATCTGAGTATTGTTGCCGATAGTGTGTCGGTTGTTAAAGAGTCCATAGATAGCTTGTAGACACTAGCATTTAGGTGCTATACTGTCAATGTATGATATATACGTATATAAGAATTGACAATTTAACAGTACCTGCGACGGCAGGTAGGGGGTAGAAATTATGCAAGGTAACATCGGGGCTCAGTCAAACCCATATAAATACTCCGCGATGGCTAAGGCTGGCAATTACGGCTCGTATCAGGATTTTTTGCGTGATATAGTCAGCCGTGGAGGTGATAGCATAGCCGCTCACGAGGCGTCAGCACTGCTAGGCGGCAATCCTAGTAATGGCATGGTATACTCTACGGTTAACCCTATCGGCAGTGGTAAAAACCAAGGTTATGATCAGGCGGGTCTCAGGACTATTGATAATGAATATCGGGGGGCTTATGACGCAGCTCAGTCGCAAAGAGCGGCTGCCGCACAGTCACAGGCACAGGCACAGGCCAACGCTGCCCGCCAGGCTGAAGTTGACTTAATTATGGGCAACATTAACAGCCTTGACCAGGTGCTTGCTAACAGAAGCCAGACCACAAACGATACTTATAACCAGGCCATGAGGTCCTACGACGATACCTTCGCCCTAGACCGACAAGCACATAGGAAGGCTGTTACGAGTAACGAACAGGCTAACACTGACGCTCGTCAGGCTGCTATGTTACAGGCTGCCGCTGGTGGCCGTGGGCTGCGTTCAGTCCTAGCGTCTATGGGTGCTTTAGGTGGCACAGGTCTAGACCTTGCTAACCAAGCAGTATCTCGTGAGGCTAATATCGATATAGGCAACGCCGACAAGAACTTCCAGACTAATGCTAGCGACCTAACTGACGCTTGGGCTAGGGCAGAGGACGAGGACACTAAGCGACGTGCTGAGGCTAGGACTATCCGTGAGAACGCACTGGCCAATAACGCCTCTGAAGTAGCGTCCACTCGTCAGAGTATGTATAACCAGCTTGCTGGCTTATTCGACCGTGGCTCTTCACAGGCTAACAGGTATCTAGCACAAGCTTCCGCCCAGAACCCTACGATTGTGGCTGGTTCACGCCAGGCAGTTACGCCTTACGCTCAGTCTAAGCAACTATTCTCACCAGGTAAACTACAGGAATATCTAGGCGGTGTTCGTGACCTATCAGTCGGTGCTAGTGCCGCTCCAAGCGGTCAGAGTAGCACGCCTATCAATTCACCGCTATTTGGACAATCAGAAGACAAAAGACGGCAAATAGGCGTAGCGTAGGGAGGCTGTAATGGCGTTTTGGGACGATGTAGGCAACTTCTTCGGTGGACTTTTTGGTGGCAATAAAGAGGACGACGAACGCAAGCGGAAGCAACAGCAGACGCAGGTCAAAACTCAGACACCACAACCACTTAACCTGAATAACACCCAGAACCAGCCCTGGGCTAGGCCAAACACGCCCACACTCCAGCCGTATACGCCACAAAACAACATACCCAACCAGCAACCACAGCAAAGCGAACTAGCTTCACTAGTGCAGAATAAGCCTAAGGCCGTATCACAGCCACTCACGCCGGCACAAACTGACCTGTTCAAGGGCGGTAAAGGTTACGGTGTGTTGACTAATGACGCTATGCGAGAGCGACTGCCACAGAGGATGGCGGAGTCGGTAGCCAGCCAGCCAAAGCCAAAGCCTGTAGTCGTGCCGAACCAGAACCAGAAGTTTATGGAGCAGTTACAGACTAGCCCTAAAGCACGGTTAGACGAAGAGATGCAGAGAGCCAAGGATTGGGCGGAGAAGTCTGGCGATATTATCAGGAATAACGATATAGATGCCTATAACCGTCTAGAGCGTGAGAGCCAGAGGCGAATATCTAGGATGGCGGAAGACAACGTCCGCAACGCCAACCCATTAGTCGAGAGCGAGCTAGCCAGACTGAACGCATCGAAGCAGTTTCTTAGTGACATACAGTCTAGGGGCGAATCTAAGACGGGCAATGTGCTCACTCTCGTCGATGACCTTATCCGAGGCGGTGCGATGGATATCGCTGACAGCCCACTCAGGCGTTTATCTGGTAGTGCAGAAAAAATATACAACACAGCCACTGGCAACACGTCTGGCGTGGTCAAAACACAGCAAGACTTAGACAATTTGAACGCCCTATATTCTAGCGGTGCGATAGATTACAACACGCTGATGACGGCGTTCAAAAACAGCCCTGCTCTGTATAATGCTGGTGTTAATTACGGCATAGATGAGAGCGGTGGTATACGTAATCTCAACAGCGTCGGCGAGAAGACTGGTGCGTTCGTCAAGGACGTGCTTAGCGGTGGCCTAAAAGCTAGTGAGTATATGCCGATAGGGTTTGCGTCAGGAGCGTCATCACTACTCGGCAGGTTCGGCTCTAGGGCTTTACAGGGCGGTTTGTACAATATGGGGGCTAACCTAGGCTCCAATGCGCTAAACACAGCCAGCACTAAGACTGGCGATGAGATAGCTCAAGAGGCCGTTATGTCTGGTCTGTTCGGCGGTGTGCTGGAGGGCGTTGGTGGTCGCAGGCTAGGCACGCCTATGCAACAGGCTCTCAAGGACGCACCGGTTCTTAATAACCTTATGGGCAACAAGAAGTTCACGGACGATGTTATCGGTTCTCCATCTACGCGCCCTAACTCCCCTATCACCTCCCCGCATAACAACCCTGCCCAAAAGGAGTCAGGCATATCTAGCCCTAACCGTCCAGAGGGTATGAACAAGGCACAGAACTTCCCTGCTAAAACTGAGCCACAGCCAGTTGTAACACAGCCAGTGCCACGCCCTGAGTCGCAACCAGTCCACCCACAACCTGAACCAGCCTACCAGACCTCACCACAGACGCTACAGGACGCTATAGGCGAGCCTAACGCCCAACTAGCCCCACAACGCCCTGTAGAGCCTGTAACAGCCCCAGAAAGTCCCCTACAGCCTATACAGCGACAACTAGACCAGCAAATACTCGAACCACCACGCCCAGAGCCTGTTGCACCAGCACAAGTGGTTGATACGCCCGCCCAAGTACAAGCACGACAAGTAGTCGAACAGCAGATGACACAGCCGGAACTAACACCAGAACAGGTGGCCGAGATTGAGGCACGACAAGCGGTGCAGAACGCCCCGACTGAGGCGATGGCTAATGACCTCAAAGCAGTAGAGAGGGTGCAGGCACCCCGTAAAGAGGGTAAAGAAATACCAGATTCTCTCAAAGAAGAGGTCGAGAGGCTGAATATCGAGAAATATGATAACCCGTTGCCCGTCAGGGGCTATGACATAGAGGCTGATGAAAGAGCGGCATTGGAGTTTAGCAAAAAACAACGTGAAGGCCTAGATGGAATAGAAACCGACGAGCTTAGGCGCTCTCTGGATGACTACAAGAAGAACAAACCAGCTGTCCAAAAACTACTGTTAGATTTTCAAGCCAAAACTAAGTCGATTGATCAGAGCAAGCTCAGTAAAGTCGCATCAAACAAGCTTTCACGAGAAGCATCAGAGGTTGAGCGTCAAGTGTTGCAGTTATATCATGAAGCCCCGAACATGGATGGCGGTAAGATTTATTCAGCCCCAAGCATTGACCCTGATGTGAGATTCCAGACGCAAGGCGATCCAATCGTTGTCTCGGATGGTGTCAAGTATGTGTACATTACTGATGTCGATGGCTCAGATTACTATCTATACAAACAATCGGAGCTAAAACCTGCACATACTGAAAAGACAGGCGTAAAAGCACCAGACCCACAACCACCAAAGGCAGAAGCACCACAGGCTACATCAGACCCTACCGCAGCATTGAAGCAGGAGGCGCTGGAGTATAAGAGTGCTGATGAGTTTGTCTCCAAAAACAGATTAGCGGCTGAAGCACGGATAACAGAGTTGCAGAAGCAAATCGATGATGGAGAACGCATCGTCGATAGTTTGATGCGAAAAACTAGGAAAGCGCCGAACACTGAGGAGGCGATAAAGTTTGAATCACAGGCCCAGGTTATACGGAAACAATTACGCCCATTGAAAGAGGAGCAGTTTGGGCTAAAAGACGCGCTGGATAGCAGGTACGGCGAGGATTCGATATACATACAGACGCCAGCAGAGCGTGAAGCATTTTTGAAAAGCACTGGGCATTTCAAGGCTCGCGAACTTAAAACAGCAGTCAAGAAGTACACCGACCTCTACAACCAAGCCCACACCGAGGCAAAAGCGCCAGCACCAGAGCCTCAGCCCTCACGCTCTGCCGACCTAGCCCCGCTAGGCAGAGCTGCCGACAGAGCTGCCGAGAGCCAAAAGGCTATTGACGCACGAAAGGTGGCTAGTGGCGAAGAAGCCATGAACAGTATTAGTGCTAAGAGTGAGCCAGCACCTGTTAAGGCTGAGCCTAAGCCTAAGCCAGTAGACGACTTAACAGCTGAAGTAGCACAGTCTAAGCGTGAGTTGCAGGAGCTTGACGATATTCTGGCAAAAGAGGGCAAGACCTATGAGGACTTGCAGGGCAAGTTATATCGCAATGAGGCACGTATAAGTGGTCGTCTATCCGGTGCAGAAGAAGCACTAACTCCTGCTGAAAAAGAGGCGTTTGATAAGCTCAAGACTATCACCGATGATAGTGCTGAGCGTCTGTTGCGTAACACACTGAACGAGGTAGACATCAACCGTCGTACTAGTTACGCACCTGCTGGGTACGTTGACGAGCTAGACATACCGAAGTCTGTCAAAGAGTCTGCTGATAAAATATCTGACGCTGACTTCAACAAAGCACGTGGCAAGTCAGATAGTGTAATGAGCGATAAGCCACTGTCTGAGAACGCCAGACGAGCCTACGAACGTGAGCGTGTCAACGCCTTAGCGTCCGAGAGGTATAACCGAGATACGCTTGTGGATGTCCGAACCCAACAAAACCTACATAAAGACCAAGACGTATTTGAAGGTCCGCTTAAAGAGGTGAAAGACGCGTCGCCCGTCCGCTTAGACGAGAAAGAGCTGACTACTCTTACAGAGCGCAATAACAAGCTCGCTAACAAAGAAGCTGATTATATTGAGGCTATTCGTGAGGCTCGCAAGACTGACACTCCAGAGAGTGCTGAGAAAGTGAACAAGACGCACGCTGAGGTTATCAGGTCCAAGGCTGAAAAGAACGTTGAGTTGCTTGATATGGTGGACAAGAAGTTCAAGGCACGAGATAAAGAACTGGCACTTGAACGTAAGACTGCCAACTCAGCACGCCGTGCTGAAATAGATAAAGAGCGTAAGAGCCTAGTTGACCGTCTGGAGGCTGCCCACGCCAATATTCACTATATGCAGAGTGCGATAGACACCAACCTGCTCCTACAGCCTCGTGGTCGTCTCGCTGATACTATACAAGCGTCTACTGAGTTGCCGTCTCAGAAGCTTGCAGACCCACTGGCACGAGGGTTCGCCAACAGGTCATCAGTCAAGCACGGTGGCGAGAAAGTGTTTGGCAACCAGAGACAGGCTAATAAGTTGTACAACGAGCTTAAAAAAGAGGGGCTTATTAAGGCTACTCGCCGTGCGAACCTAGAGTCCAACATCGCCCTGACTAAATCGCAGAAAACACTCGGTGGCAAGATTAGCAAGGGGTACCGCACCGTGGGTACTGCCGCCACTGAATTTGCATCATCTGAGAAAAAGCCGCTGATAGACACTATTAACATACTCAGACAGCGTGCCAAGAATATGGGTATGAGCGACAAGGCGGCTGATAATTATGCCCGTAGTCGTGTTGGCACTCAGGAGTGGGACGAGATATACAAGATGAACTATAACGTAGCCAACTCGTTTACTGGTGTAGCGACTATGGGGCGTAAGAGTGGCGATATCATAGAGCGTGCGTTGACTAAGGCAGACCACGTTACTAAGGGGGCTATTAATGGTATACCTAACCTGTCTATCGGGCAAAAGCAAACGCTCTCTAAGCTTATCCAGCGTGTAGGCATCGGCTATACTCGTGCTGCGTATCGTGTTACTAAGAACTCTATCAGCCGTTCAGTGCTAGGCACCGACAGTATGGTGCGTGCTGCTAGGGTTAGGGGCAATACCCCAGCCGCCAATATGCAACGTGCTATGTACGTGCGTAAGGCTGTCCAAGATGCTCAGATAGGCACTGGGTTCGGTGTAGCAGGTATGGGTATAGGTTTAGCACTCGGTGCTGACGGACGTGTGTCTGGTGGATACCCAGAGGACAAGAACGAGCGTGCGAGGTGGGAGAGAGAGGGTATAACACCTTACTCGATTAAACTTGGCGATAATTGGGTGAACTTTTCACGCTACGTGCCACAGGCCTATGTGCCTGTTATGCTAGGTGGGCTTATGGGGTCTAAGGACGGCTTAACGGTCGGAGATGTCGGTGGCATATTCCAGTCTGTCTTGACTGGTGCTTACGAAAATACTGGTATAGCAGGGGTGGTATCGACTCTGAATGCAGTCACGACAGACCCAAACGACAGTAAGTTCAAGAACGGCATAACCAACCTCGTAAACAGTACGATAACTATGTTAACGCCAGGCTCTGGTTTGCTATCAACGGCAGCACGTGCGACTGACGATGTGAAACGTGATACGAAAGACCCCAACGCTCTAGCTGAAATAGGCAACAAGGTGAAGTCTGGCTTGCCTGGTATGCGCAATACTCTCGATGAGAAAACCGATACATTCGGTGAGCCAGTTAAAGACACTAAGTGGAACGCTCTGTTTTACGTAGCTAAAGGTAGCGAAAGCTCTCCAGTAACGGCTGAACTCAACCGACTACACAAGGACGCTGGGCTAGAGGCGTTCCCAGTGAACAACAAGTACGAGGTTAAAGACGCTGACGGCAACGCACTGGACTTATCTAGTTCGCAACGCCGAGCAATGGACAACGCCGTCAAGAAAGAAAAAGCCCAAAACGCCGAAGTACTGATGTCAACCGACACTTACAAGAAAGCGTCCGACCAGGAGAAAAAAGATATGCTGACTAAGGCTTACTCGCTAGACAGCAGTGCTGTAGCGTCTAAGTGGGCTAAAGATAACGGTATAGCCAATGTCAAAGATACTGCCGAAACGGTGAATAATAGCCTAGAGTTAAGCGACAAGCAGGCTATACTAGAGTCAAAAGTTCAGGGCGACAAAAAAGACAAATGGCTGGAGAACAACGACAACGCCGCTAATTACTACCGTGCCGACTACAATAACGCCAAGGCCAACGGCACTCTGACCGACAAAGACGAGAACTTGAACGAGAAGTCTGGTAAGAAGTATAAGATGATATCTGCTCAGGTGGACAAAGATTTCGGTGCTGACCAAGAACTGAAGCGACTATACGGTGCTATAGGTAGTAGTGAAATCAAAAACTACTTTAACCCTGAACACGATATGTATGATCCAGAACTCGGCGAACGGCTATTAGCATTCGACCAAGCACGCACAGCTAAAGGCGTATCTCGCAACTCTAACTTCTCTGACAAACCGAAGTATAACGCCACAAAAGCTAGAGGTGGTAGCTCTGGTGGTTCAAGAGGCTCAGGCGGTAAAGCCAAAGGCTATAATCTGCCGACCAACCTGCTCTCTAGCAAGGGCAACGCTATGCCTGAGATTAAGCGTGGCGAGCGACTATTCAAAGCACCAACGCTAGTGTCTACGGCTAACAAAACCAAGTCGAGGATACCGAACATTAGCGTTAAAAAGGGAATACATTTATAATGTCAGTAGGAGGCAATAATGGCAACTAACGCAAGGGTGATAGATTTCGTAAAACAGGTAGTGCTGGCGCAGACTGGCTCTGCTGACATCTCTACAGGCTCAACACAAGAGCAGATAATTGAAGAGGTGATTATGTGGGCTAACCAGTTCTTGCCAGAGCTGGAGACTGAGGCCGATTGGAACTTCTCTCGTGCCAACGACCTATCGCTTGCTACAGCCACTACAGCCAGTTCTTACACGCTATCAGATGACGATATACGCAAACTTGTCATCAACGAATACCGCCCAGTCTGTATCAGGCACGATGGCTCAGTGGTGTCCACATTCAAGGTAGTTAACCCCAATAACCTAGCAGACCCTAGCGACTACAGCACTGATGACAGGGTAGTTCTCGCTAACGGTACGCTGATATTCTCTCGCCCACTGACATCATTTGAGGCTGGTGGTGATATCACGGGTGATGTTGTCTACAAGTTGCCACAGCTAACCACCACAGACCCTACACTACTCGATACTGTCATACCTGCTCAACTGCTGGTATTGGGTGTAGTCAAAAACCGAGTACTACCAGACCAAGTCCAGGGGTCTACCACACCGTCATTCACGCAAAAATACGCCGCACTACTCGAACAGTGCAGGGCTGAGAATAACGCTACATCGGCAGTATTCAGCCAACCAGGTGATAACTTGTCGTTTATAGGGGGCGTAGGTTTCTGACATGGCTATTACTAAACCAGAGAAAGTCCCAGCGTCTAAGATATCCTCGATTGATATCAATAGTGCTGACGCTGGTTTAGACCAACGTGGGCGTGAGAGTTTGCGTTCTAACAATTTCGCTAAGGGCTATAACGTCGCTGTCAACGCTCAGGGGCAGGCTACGACACGTTATGTTACTAAGCGCTGGCTACCGAATATAGTTGGCACAGCGTATCAGGTGTTCCCAGTGCTTAAGAGCGACGGCAAGGTGCGGTATCTTGCAGCAGACGACGGTAATATCAGGTGGGCTGAGGAGGGCAGTTCGGCGTGGACTAACTGTATCGGCGACGCTGTAACCACCGCCGACGTAGTCAACACGTTCCTACGAGTGCTGAATAAAGTGTTCATTATGAACGGTACAGACGCTCTTGGGTATGTCGATATCAGTGACTGGTCAGTCAAGCACTATACAGCACTGCCTGACCCTGCTAACAAGCCTACACTAGCAGGTACGAGCTTATCTGGCTCTAACTTTAAGATATACTACTCCATCACGTTTAACGGTGTAGTCAGCACGACTGCTAACTCACCTATCGAAACGCTGAACATATCAAAAACTCGTGAGCAATGGGACAGTGCCACACAGGGTGTAACCGTTACTCGCAATAACACACCACCAGCAGGTGCGACTAGCTGGAACGTCTACATCTCAACTAGTGCGAGCGGTGGCACAATTACAAACGACGACATGCTCCCGTTGGCTCTAGGGCTGGACTTAGCTAACACCACTTTCTTTGATAACGGCACACTAGCGATTAACCTGTCTGCAGGTACAGCACCTAACACTAACGGCACGGCTGGACCAAGGGCCAAGTATGGCGTTGAGATTGGCGGTCGTCCGTTCTTGTATGGTGCTCCAGACAAGCCGTATTCACTGTTTATCGGTGGCAACGGTCCTGATGCTGATAAGTTTAGTCCAGATGTCGGTGGTGCCGAGCTGATAATGAACGATGGCACAAACTTTATGCCGATGTCGGTAGTCGGTTTCCGCAACGGTCAGGGTATACCTGGTCTGACGGTGCTGTTCACCAGTATTGAGGGTTTATCTAAGCAGGCTATTATCGAGTCCAACACTGTAACCTACGGCTCGTCGTCGTTTGTCGTATGGGGCTACACTGAGCAGAACTACGGCTCAGCGGGTGTGTCTAGCCCTAACGGTGTCGTCAACTACAAGGGGGCGTTACGCTTCCCGACTATGGACGGCTTCGTGCGTATGGACACTAAGGCTAGTCTCCAGAACGTGCTATCAACCGAGCGTATCACTGACCCTATCGGCGACGAAGTCAATACTATCAAGCCAGACCTGCTTAAGAGCATAGTCGGCACAGCGTGGGACAACAAGGTGCTGTGGACTATACCGTCTCGTATGTCAGCAACTAATAACGAGATTATCGTGGCAGATACTAGCAAAACAGATAACGACGCTTGGCAGGTCTGGAACATCGCTTGCCAGTGGATTGGCGTGGTGTCGCCACAGTCAATGCCGGCGTTCCTATACGTCTGCCGTGGCAACCAGATACTTAAACTCGTTAAGGGCGACTACGCTAGAGACGAGGACTCATCAGGGGCGTTCACACCAGTGCCTATCGACTATGAGACGGCTACGGTCGGCTCTAACACAGCCCACAACGGCTTCTTTGCTATCGTGCAGACAGTGTTCTACCTACTGGACGCTATCGGCGACTTTGAAGTACACGTCAGCTACAGGGACTACCGTTCAGGCGAGATGAAAACTGTCAGTAGGGCTGTCAGCTACGATGTAGCGTCTAGCCTGCGAGGAGACGGCTGGGGCAACCTGAACAGTCAGTTCGCGCCACACTTACCACTGCCAGCTTACAGCTGGGGCGATACCCTGCCTGTCGGCACTGAGTCGTCCGTGCTAGGGCGTTCTGTGCGTATACGGCTACCGTTGCGTAATGCTATTACTAACGAGGTGTCAGGGCGTGTGTCAACGGCTGGAGGTCAATCGAACATAACAGTTAAAGCCATATCGTTCGAGGTTAAGCACTTGGGTATCAACCCAGATGTTAGGAACTAAAATGATTGTGGTAATATGGAGATAGTATGAAAGCAGAAGATTTAATCAGAGAGTGGCGAACAGGTAAGTCTTGGGTAGATGGCTACACCAGAGACTTCAAAGACCTAGAAAACCTAGCAGACGGCGTATCCCTACACGATGTAAAGGGAGCACCAGTGGTCGGTGAGGTAACACTCGCACAGTCTATACGGCAGATACCACAGGCGAGTATCCAGAACGTGCCAGAGCTATCGGCTGAGATTAACGGCACTAAGTTATCCACAGACGCTATTGTGGCTAATTTCCTACTTAGGCGTGAGATATTTAACGAGGACACATTCGGTGCTGGGATACTATCCAAGCTCCAGCTCGGTGCTGAGTCGGCTCTAACGCACGGCTTTCAGGCGTTTCTAGCCGACACCACTAAAGTGTTCAGTCGTTTCGGGACAACTCTACAGGCTGTCCACTATAACGATATAGTCATCGAGGCTGGTGTGTTTGACGCCGCCGACAGCAGTTTCTTCCACGTCAGAACTCGTGTAACAAAGTCTAAGCTAAAAGACCTGCTCAAGTCTGCTAAGAGCAACCCAGACACGCTCTGGAACGTTGAGGCACTACAGGAGCTACTTGAGGCTGGTCCTAACGCCGAGAGCTACAACAACTCTTACTCGAACCCACGAGCTGTCGGCAACCACGACACAGCAGGCTACCAGTACGACATCATCACGCGCTACGGTGTTGGTCCTGAGTATACTATCGACATCTTCAGCCCACAACTAACTGATAAGGTGCTAATGAGTACCAAGAGCCTGTCTAAGTTCGGTTTTCCACGCATAGCGCTACTTGTTATCGACCCTGCACAGCTGACGCCGTTCGGCATATCTCGTGCTAGACTGGCAAGCCCTATGGCTAACTACGCTAATATCTACCTGCAATCAACCGCTAAAATGCAACTTATTAACTCTGACCCGCCAACGTTCAAAAAGGGCTTATTCACCACTCCTACACCGTTCAAGCGACGTGCTAACTGGGAGAGCCAAGACCCTAACGCTGACGCTCGGCTGATGGAACTCAGCAACTCTACGCTCCAGCAATTCAATGAGGTTATGAACTTCACCTCTAATCAGATAATGGCGATAATGGGTGTGGGGCAGTCTAACGGCACTACCAACTCATCTGTATATCGTAACAAGGCCCAGATAGAGCAGTCTGATAACCTACGCTCGCTCGGCTCAGCACAGGTTACAGCGATACTAGAACAGGCTATCCGGCAATACGCACTAACAGCCCTAGACCTCTACCTCAGTGAGCAGACAGTGTTAGGCGAGACCAGCCTGATACTAGACGACAAAGCTAAGAACGACATCAACCAGATAGAGGGTGATGACTTCGTGGCTGACGATAACGTCATCAACATCAACTGGCAGGAGTACTACGATCGTATTCAGACTATGACAGTATCTGTAGACCTATCAATGGCTAAGAAGGATATGGAAGACAAGAAGCGTGCTGACTTACAAGATATGCTGACAGTCCAACAGCAGATGGCTAACCCGAACGACCCTATGGCGATGGCTCGTATCAACGCTATATCTGATGAGTTGCTCCAAAATACAGTGCCAGATGTGGCAAAAGAGATACAAAATGAAGCCCAGCAACCACAACCAAACGCCCAATTTGAGCCCCAAGCACCAGCGTCTTTTTGACGATATGGCGATGATAATCAACGAAGAGTTCGTCGTTAACGGACAATACATAACCAGTGATTTGCTATACCAATTATTCGTTGCCCTGAGAGACATGTTGACAGAAGAATAACGCTGTGCTTATATTAGAGTATGAACAACGAGGGATTAGCATACGTGTCCTCTTCACCGTTACTCGATACAGCACCAGTCGAGGTTAGTTCGGTTGACGAAGATAACATTGATACACTAGAAGCAGTATTCAAGGTGCTTAAAGAACGCAAAGACTTTTACCAGACGATACTAGCCTTGGAAGAGAACTCAACTACCTTTACAGTCAAGGAACAGCTCGCAGTTAATAGGCGGGTTGTCCAGGTATTGGGGGAGGTCGAGGGGCTAGTAGTTACAGCGATAAATAAGGTTAAGGAGGGCTAAGTGGACGATAGCAACGAAGAATACAGCAACGCTTTGATGGCAGAATTGGGCAATGAGCCTGAAACACCGTCAGAGGACGTTCAGGACACGAGTGCTGACGAGACGGTAGACAACTCATCTGAGGGCGATGAAACGCTACAGGGAGCGTCTGGTGAGGACGAAAATCAGGACGACACGAGCAACGAAGCGGAAGACGAGCCTGAAACGCCAAAAGAGCCTGAAACGCCACAATTTGCGACTAAACAGGACATTAAGGACGCTATGGCTGAGTACAACCAGGCTCAGACGGCTAAGATTGACCACGTAAACAACCTGCGTGATGAGATTATCCAGAAATACTACCCAGACGGTATAGACCAGACACTGCGGACATCAGACGGCACTGAGATCAAGACCGCTCAAGATATCGTAGACATGGGGCTGACCAAACCCAACGGCGAGGAGTATACCTACGAAGAGGCTGCCCAGTGGATAATGGACCAGCGACAGAGCATTAGCCGTAACTTAGACGAGATTAGAGACAATGCCACACAGGTGGCTGAAACCAACCAAAGCCTACTAGACGGCATGGACAGAGTGCGAGCTGAGTACGGCGACCTACTAGCGACGATACCTGAAATAAACGCTCAAGTTACTAACGCCTATCTGAAAACACTCACTATTGACCAAGAACGGGGGGTAGTAACCAGTGCCCCAGTCGATATGGTGGACTTCTACCGCATGGCACTCGCACCATACAAGCAGTTGTCGGAAGAGATTGGTAGGCGGAAGGAAGTTGAGGCTGAGCTGGAGAAACGTAAGGCTGTTATCGGACGTGATGACAGGCAGGGGCTTAGTCAGCGAGGCACGAGTAAGAGTAAAAGTAACACAGGCGACGCTTTTGTAGACGCCTTTATAGACGAGTTAGGAGAGTAAAATGCGTATTATATTTGAAAACATCGACCCAAAGCGTGAAGGTGAAAAGATTATGGTTGACCCTGAAAATCAGGGCAAGCTAGAGGCGCGAGCGATGATTGCTGCTTACGTTAATAGTAGCAACATCAACCCAAACGGTGCTAAGCAGGACTTCGGCTGGAGGCTCGCGACACACCAGGCAGCAGTCGTGGACGGTTGGCTGAAAGACCCAGCTAAGGCACGAGAGATTAGCCAGAAGTACAATATCATCGCCGATGACCTCCAGTACTACGACTATGTTATGTACCTAGTGGACACTGCGTTTGAGGCTGAGGCAAGCAAGAACAAGGTTAGTGCGTTAGACGAGCTTGAAGCCGCCGAAGAAGCCTACAAGAAGCGTGTTAAAGCACTTGCTGACGGTGAGGTTATCGAGACCCCAGCAGTTGAGGCTGTTAAAGTCGCTACACCTGCCAAATCTACTAAGAAGTAGGGTATATGCAAGTTCCGCACCATTTTACCCCGAGGGACTATCAGGCAGAGTTTCTGACTGGTATGCGAGATAAGCGTTTTGGGGTGTTGGAGTGGGCTAGACGGGCAGGAAAGGGCTTAACCACTTTCGTCTACGCCATACAGTGTATGGTGGAAGAGCCTATGGGAGTGGTTATCGTTTACCCTACCA